TTGTTAACTGATAACATCACAAGATTACAATTTATTAACCACTGGAGTTTATACAATGGACGCTAAATTACACGATCCGTTTTTGATTGAAACTGATATCAAAGGCGATTTAGATTTTTTTCAACCTTATATGGAGGAAACTGAATGGGTAGATACAAACAAACTTTATGCGGAACATGAAGAATATCAAGATACAATGTATGGCAGAGAAATGGTGTATCATTATATCAAACATATAAGCAACTATGATATGAAACTCAAAAAATTTGTTATTAAAATGTTTAAAGATTTTGGTGTGCCTACAAAAAATTTTCGTGCAGATTTTTTCTTAACGAAAGCTGGTGGTAGTATGCCTATGCACATTGATGGAATGAGCAAAGTTGCTTTCCTATTGCCTTTAAGTAAAAATACAGGTCCAGTGGTATGCGAAAACAATGATACGAAGTTTGAACTTACATACCAAACACTTACCATATTAAATACACAAATTTCTCATGGTGTAGCAGAACCTACAGAGGATAGGTTACTTTTCAGAGTCGCAGTGCATGATATTATGTTTGAGGACTTGGGAATATACAAGGAACTTTCTAATGGAAGACACTAATGAAGTTTTTGTTTTTGACATAGACTTTCCCAAACAAAAACTTTTAGAAGAATGGCACAATGTTTATTTGAAGGATAGCGAGGGTTACACAGATAAACGTTACAACAAACCTCCTGCTGAATGGTGGCGAGTTGCTAGGCTCACGAGTCATGACTATAGTACTGAAATATGTGACAAATTAGGCGTCTATGGCAAACCAAGATTTTATTTACTAGAAAAAAATGCCACTTTACCTTTTCATGTTGATTTAGGAACAATGTGTTCCATAAATTTTATTGTATCAGATGGCGAAGGCGCTCCAGTAACATTCGAAACTACAGGCAATCAATATACCTATAAAAGTGCATTATTGAACACAAGTTTGTCACACGGTGTTACAAATATAGGTGCAGATAGAATACTTTTTAAAATTAGTTTTATGGAAAATAATTTTGAAGATATAAAAGAAAGAATAAGAAATAGGTTGACAAAGTAAAAAGAATGTGTAATATAATAGCATAGGAGGCTATTATGGCTACAACTGAAGAAAAACAAGAAACAATTGACGCATTAAAAGGCCAAAGATATTTTCGTATTTATTTGAATGGATACGGTGGCGAAGCAGCATATATTAATATTTCAAAAGAAGCATATGACTTTTGGAAGCCAATTGTAGAAGAAGAAGGTGATAGTAATCTAGTAAGCTATATGGTAAATGCTGAAGACGGTGATTTAGATGACTTAGAAGTTATTGTTCCGCCCGAAGCAATGTTTATGCAAGAAGAGATAGACGGCGAAGTATATGCTTATCCATGGTATGAAGCACCAAATGAATTTGTACATCAAAATGGCGTAGAATATGGCAGTGCTAGACTTGTTGTCGAAGAAGTGGATTCAGATGAATATATGAGTAATGTAATTGCTGATGTTATAGATGGAGAAGATCTTGCTGAATATCTAGATGGTATAATGGAAGCAAATGATTATGAATTTGATCTAGTAGAAGCTGATGAAGATTTTGGTGATGAAGGTGATTATGTTGTACAATTTTATAGTTCAGAAAAAGGTACATTCTTTGACGGATTGATTACTACATATGGTGACTTTGATCCTAAAAAACTAAAAGTAATTTACACAGAATATCCTAACGGAGAAGATGTTGTTAGTGTCATAGAGTACGATGGTGAAAATATCGACAACAACGGCGGCGATACAAACGGAAAAGGATACAGTGCGCACCTTTGGTCAAATAAATAGTGTATGCATTTAGAAAGAGCTGTTGTAGAAGTATTCGGAGGCTGTAACTATTCCTGTGAGATGTGTCCACAGAGCACTGGTCGAGGTAAACACTGGACTAGGAAAATGCCTATTGAATTATTTGAAAGTGTTCTAGATCAACTTCCTGGAAAACCTATTATTAATTTAGAAGGCAGTGGCGAACCCACAATGGCAAAAGATTTGCCATTATATATAGAAGCTTGTACTAAACGTGGACTAAAAAGTTTTATGTATTGTAATGGTACATACCTACGTGGTAAGTTTATGCGAGAAGTAATTGATGCCGGTTTAAACTTTGTAAGATTTAGTTGTATTGGATATAATTCACAGCTCTATCATAAATGGATGAGTAAAGATAGATTCGATTATGTAAAACAAAATGCAATAGAAACAAAAACATATATTGAGCATGTAGGTAGTGATTGTGAAGTAAGCAGTTATCATCTAATACTTGACAATTCAAACATAGATTATGAAGTTTCTCAATATCGTATGAATTGGATAGATAGTATAGGTTGTATAGGTTATATTTGGAAAATGCACAATTGGAGTGGTAACTATAATCCAATATATACTCGCCCTATGCAATCAAAAAAAACCTGCGGCAGACCATTTGCACCGGAAATTACAATACGAGCAGGTGGAATAAATGGTTTACAAGGTGCAGTTACTCCTTGTTGTCAAACTATGGGTCCACCTAATGAAGAATCCAGCGTACTAGGACATTTCCAAAATCAAAGTTTTGAAGACATTTGGTACGGTGACGATTATAATAATTTACGAAAGTCACATGAATTAGGAGAATGGCCAAGCTACTGTGAAAATTGTGATTTTTTGTATGAAGATCCTGAAGTACTAGTTTGGAGTAATGATCCAAATGCCAATATTGATTACATGTTAGGCACGGAATTTAGTTTGAAAGATTACAAATGGCAATCATAAACAAAATTACGAAAGAAAAGCAAGCAAAAAGATTACTGAGTTTATTTGATAAAAAATATAAAACTTGTACATGGATATTTGATGCCACAATAGCAGATATCGATCATATTTTGTTAAACGATAAATATCGTGACGAACCTGTAGGGCAGTTAGAAGAATGTTTTTCATATTTTACAAACAATAAATTTTATAGCGATGATCCTAAATTTGTAAATGATTTATCTACGTGGGATATAAACAAAAGAAAATTTCATGATTTGTGTTGGTGCTACAGTTTATGGCAATTAAGTAATAGTATAAAAAAAGAAGGCATGTTACATCCTTTAGGTGTCCAACGTTTTCACGAAAAAGGATTTGCAGTACATCCAGGTACAACACGTCTTAGATTCAACAACTATAAAGTTCCACAACAGGTTATATTAACAGATTATACAGGTAGAAATTTTTCTCAAGATTATCCGCAGTTCAATGCTAGGCCAGTTTTTATATCAAAATTAAGAAATGTTGTTGGCTTGTATCATATGATAGATTTTATGGAAGATGACAGGCCTAAAACACTACTACAAGTTTCAAAAGAAAAAATGCCATGGCAAAGTATTAGTAGTAGGCAAATAATTAATAATAATCCTAGTTTGTTAGATCCTCCAATTTTATATGAAATGACAGGCGATTACATTTATATTAACAATCACCCAATTGTTGTAAAAAAAGATGGTAAATGGAGAGTAAATCAATGAATCTTTGGGTATTTGGAGACAGTCATGTTGCCGGACATGAACTTGGTGTGTCGAATATATTAGAAAAAAAGTTTTACTTGAGTTTAGGAAAGAAGTATAACTCTCACGATGATCTAATGATGCTGCGACAAAAAAATATAGGCAAGTACAAACAAGTAGTAGAAAGATGGAATCAAGTAATAAAAAATCATTACGATCCTAGTTTGTCATATGCTGGTATTTTAGCAAAAATGTTAGGCTTAAATTTAATTTGTAAAGCAATACCGGGTGCTAGTTTAAACGGTCAAATAAAAAAATTAAAAGAAGAAAATATAAATTGGAACAAAGATTTAGTGTTATTCGGAATTCCAAACGAATGGCGCTGGTTAGATTATAAAGGACTTGATCAAGATATACATAGAGTTCCTGAAAGAATACAAAAAGTTTTATATAATTGGGGACCTGGAGAACACGCAGCAATGATAAATCATGTTGGATGTTTATGTTATCTACATATGAATTTTCCAAAAATTGTTTTAATAAAACAAAACAACGATTTTGCATTTAATCATTATAATATTTCTAAAGAAATACATTTAAATTCAATTAGTTTGAGAACAATGGCGGAAGGTAATTGCTATCCAGGCGGACATTTTAAAGAAGAAGAACATCAAAAGTTTGCTATTTACATTATGGATTTGCTAAAGGAAAAAGGAATAATAAATGACAGTATGGGCATACGGTGACAGTCATACGGCAGGTGCTGAACTTGGATGCACTATTGACTACAAAGATTGGTTAAAAAATAATAAAGTTGATGATTGGAATCAATATCTTATTGATACAAAGCAATATAGTAAGTTAATAGGGGATTGTGATATTCCTTGTAATCCTGAACTTAGTTGGGCAGGGAGGTTAGCTGCTAAATTAAATTGTGACTATGTGTGTAAAGCATACCCAGGATGGAGCAATGACCACTGCATCAAATCTATGTTAGATGATATGACGTTATGGGAAGATGATGATTTAATATTATGGGGAATAACAACACCAATAAGATTTCGTCCTGCTGGAAATCATTTAAGTAATCATCAGCCAGCTAGATGGCCAAAAGTGATAGCAAAAGTTTGGTTTGATTATGGACCGCATGAAGAAAGTACAAGATTATACAATCAAGGTATGATGATGTTTTTTAAAAGACTACACAAAAATACTTTGTGTGTTAGGATGAACAACGATGATCTTAGTGTCAATGGAGTTTATTTTGATGATATGTTGCATACCAAAATAAGTTTGCTAGATTGGCAACGAAAGGGTAATTATGGTATTTTACCTCATACACATTATGATGCATATTGTCACGAAGATTATGCAGAAATGATATATAACACATTAGGAGATACTTATGGATAAGGTTATCGAAAAAAAAGTAGAAGAAATATTTGAAGATATTGAAGGCGATGATGATAACGTGTTAATGAATATTCCACCTGAGATTATGGAATTACAAGGTTGGAAAGAAGGCGACACCTTACGTATTGAGACGCTAGATTATGGTTTAAGTATTACCAAAGTAGAAGGAGATTAGGTGGCTAAAAACAACGATATTATAGAAATGGAAGGCAAAATAGTAGATGTTTTGCCAAATCAAATGTATAAAGTTGAATTAGATAATGGCCATTTTGTTACTTGTTATACAGGTGGCAAGATGCGAAAACATAAAATACGCTTAGTAGGCGGAGATAGAGTGCAAATTGAAATGACCCCTTATGATTTAGAAAAAGGGCGGATTATGTTTAGATTATGAAAAAAATAGATTGTTATTTTCCATACAAACAAATTTTATTTGACATACCACGCAACGATGTAAAGTGGTGTTGTAAAATGTTACAAGCTTCTAGTCTTGATGATTTTGATCCACAAAATTATTTTGCTGATCCATTGCTTTCTGATATACGCAATAGCTTAGAACAAGGTGTAGAGCACTCTGCATGTGATTTATGTTGGAAAGCAGAAGAAAAAAATGTAGAAAGTTGGAGACAAGTAGAGGGCAAAATACCTGAACATTTGCAAAACACTGATCTAAACAAAGATCCTTATAATAAAAAATTTCAAAGACTTGAGCTATTCTTTGATAACACATGTGACCTTGCTTGTATATACTGCGGTCCGTGGTTGAGTAGCAAATGGGCGCAAGAAAACGAAAAAACAAAAGTTTTTTCAAACTTTGAATATGTAGAAAAAAATACTAACGAAAAAACACAAAAGATTATAGATACCATACGTAATATCGGACGTAATGCAAACGAACACGAAAGAGTTGATTTAGCGTTTTTAGGTGGCGAGCCGTTTTTAAGCCCGCAGGTAAAAGATGGCAAATTTATGAGATTTGTAGATGCATATTATGAACATGCTCCTTTAAGCAGCGAATTGTTACTGAACTTCATTACTAATCTAAACACACCAGATAAAATATTTGACAAAAATTTAAACGTGTTGCTAGAAGCAAAAAACAAATATCCTAATTTACTTGTACATATTAGTATGAGTTTAGAGTGTGTTGGAGAAATGACAGAACTTACACGTTTTGGTAGCAATTGGAATCAGGTTGATAAAAATATCAATAAATGGCTTGAACAAGATTGGATAAATTTTAATTTTAATACTGCTTTTAATGCACTTACATTATCAGATGCTGCAAATTATATTAGTTATCTAGTTAACCTTTACAATAAACATAAGAGAAAAATAAGTATAAGTCCTAATGTAGTTTACGAACCAGACGGGCTGGAACCAAGTGTATTAGATAACAGTTTTGAAATTTACATAAAAAACGCACTAACAATACTATCAAATAATACACATTGTTTTGAAGATGACGAAGGAATTGGTTGGCAAAGACTTGCACAAAATTTGGAAAATATTTCTAACAGTCTTGGAAATAACACTGAGAAGAAAAAGAATTTAAAAGTGTATCTGACTTATATGAATAAATTAAGAGGAATAGATATTAACAATAGTTTTCCTTTGGTTGTAAAATATCTAAAAAACACTTGACAATAGAACAGTGTCCTGCTATAACTAGTTATAAAGAAAATTTAGGCAACATAAAGGCACTGATAAAATCCATGACTACTTACAAGACAGAAAAACTAGTTGAATTGGCATATGCAGCGTACCGTGTTAATAAAGGTTACGAAAAATCAACTCGTCGATATAGCGAGGGCCAGCCGCCTACATTTAGTAACAAAGAGCTTATAGCGTTTTCACTAGCAGACTGGGCACCTGATGATTTTAAAAATTTAGAAATCACAGATGAAGATAGAGCTGCAAAAGCACAAGGCGATAAACACATGCGCCGCTACACTATGTTAGCAATGGGTGATTTGCCAGATTTTGAATCAGACTTGTTTGCAGCTTACAGTAGTGAAGAAATGCCAATTGGGCGTGTTGGTTTAATAGCATATCTGCCTGCTTTTATAGAACGTCAGGTTAAAGACAAAGTTTACAAACAACGTGTTAAAACAGAATTTAATGAAAGCAAGCATTTAGAGGGTAGTAAACTTGAACCAACTGAAGTAGAAATCCTAAAAGTCATTCCTCTTAAGAATGATTGGCTTTCTGAACCAGCGTATTTACATTTTGGCTCTATTGGAAAAGATTTAGTGTGTTTTTCAGTAAAGCAAATGTATGCGGTTGGAGAAACGTACGACATTGTTGCACGTATCAAAGGTAAAGACAAAGAACGTGACAGCGGAATTCCTATGACACGCCTTAACTATGTAAAACTTCGTAAGAAAGAGATTTAATGTTAGAATCAATGTTTAATGAAATGACTTTATGGTTGTTGGGAACAGCAGTGGTGTTTACTTTTGTTGGTAAATGGATGTTTATGAAAGACACGGTTGAGGATATTGTTGACTCTACTCTACAAAGTCTTATTGATCAAGGCTATATTAAAATGGAAGGCGATGATATTGTGAAATGGGAAGATTGGTGTCGCGACAATGATTAAATTACAAGGCAAGTTGCCTCGTTCTTTATTTGTTGCGTGTAGCGGAGGTGTAGACAGTATGGCTGTGCTACATTTCCTTAGTAGAAATCACCAAGTCCATGCATTATATTTTGATCATGGTACAGAACATGGCAGACAAGCAAAGGAATTTTTAGAGGAATATTGTCTATTAAATGATATTCCGTTGACAACCGGTAAAATAACTGGAACTATTCCACCAGGACCGCACAGCAGAGAAGCATGGTGGCGTGAACAACGTTACGAGTTTTTTGATAAATTTGTAGGCAGCACAGTTGTTACAGCTCATCACCTAGATGATTGTGTAGAAACTTGGATTTGGAGTAGTTTAAATGGTACATCTAAATGGATTCCCTATCGCAGAAATTGGGTTGTAAGACCATTTAGACAAACCAGAAAACGTGACCTAGAATTATGGTGTCGTTTAAATAATATACCGTGGATAGAGGATGACAGCAACGAAAATATCCATTATACTAGAAACTATATTAGACATGAAATGATGCCGCATGTTATTAAAGTTAATCCAGGTATCCATAAAACAATAAGGAAAAAGGTTATAGCTGATGTCGAAGGCATCCAAAACTGAAACTAAAAAATTGCTGCGAGAATGGAAACAACATCTTGCAAATAGCAAACTGACAGAACGTGAACAAAATAAAAGAGCACGTGAATTTACAAGAAAAGGAATGCGTCCTAATGAGTCATGATTATATGGGTTTAGAAGATACATTAGAAGATGACGATTATGGTTTTATCTTAGATAAACAAGGCAATCTAAAAGGTATATGGATACCATCTAATAACCAAGACAAAGAAGTGCCAGAAGCAATAGTAAAGTTGATTAAAGACTATTGGGGCATTGATCCTAACGATGATACAAATTATGGATATTTGCATTGACTCCTGTAGAAATTTTTGAATATAAACAACGTTGGAAGCCTGGTTACACTGTGCGCTTGCACAGCGATTTACGTAATCGTGGCAAAGATTTTTGCAAGATACAAATGCACCAACAACAATGGGATGTAAGCACATTTACCAATGTGTACGAAGATACATTTCATTTTGAATATAGACAAGATGCAGAAAGTTTTGCTGCACAATGGCCGGAGTATATAAACCAATGACAGAACAATTAACAAAAACAGAAGCTATAGGTAAAATTGTTGCCTTAGCGAAAGAAGTAGAAATCAAGGATTCCATTGATTGGACCAAACTTAATGTGACAGAAAATGAACTATATGAAATTATGGCAGACAAAGTTCTTGATCAAATGTATGGTTGTCCCGAGGAACACAGAGAAGCTGTATCAATGAGCACTATTACAAAATTGCTTGTTGAAAATTTTATTTTGAAAATTAAAGTAGAAGAGGAAAAATCAAAAAATGCCGTTAGTGCCGATAGTAATTGAAAGTGAATCAAAAGGCGAACGTAGTTATGATATCTACAGTCGTCTACTAAAAGATCGTATTGTAATGATGCAAGGCGTTGTCGAAGACAATATGGCTAATCTTATAGTTGCTCAAATGCTATTTCTTGAAAGTCAAAATCCAGAAAAGCCAATCAACTTGTATATTAATAGCCCGGGAGGTAGTGTTACAGCAGGATTAGCAATTTATGATACTATGCAATTTGTTAAAACACCAGTACATACGATGGTAATGGGTCAGGCTGCAAGTATGGGTAGCTTCCTAGCACAAGCTGGTGCACCAGGCAAACGTTTTGTGCTACCTGAAAGCCGCACAATGATTCATAGAGTGTCTAGTGGTACTAGAGGCACTAGCGGTAGTGTTCATGTGCAAGAACTTGAGTTTGAAGATGCCCGTAGACACTTTGAAGAAAGTAAACGATTAAACAACCGTTTGACAGAATTATATGTAAAACACAATAGCAAAGGTAAAACTTTTGAAGAACTGTTCGAAACTATGAAATTTGATACTTTCTTAAGTGCAGAAGAAGCGGTTGAAAACGGTCTTGCTGATAAGGTTGTTGAAAGCAGATGATTACTGCTATAGTCATAGGTTTTGTATTTTTGTGGGTGTATATACAAACACGCCCACACAAAACTTCATGCACTGGAAATTGTAATCAAGGGAGAAACTGTACATGTCAGAAAACAAAATAGAAGAAACAGTAGCAGCTCTAAAAGGAATTCCTACACGAGAAGAATTACTGGATTTATTAAGCAAAGAAATTTGCTATGTGACATTTAATAAACTCAGTGGCGATGAACGGAAAATGCACTGTACACTTATTCCAAGTATGCTGCCTCCAGCACAAAGAGAAGATAAACTAAGTCAAACAAAAATACGTAACTTAGAAGATAAAGTATTTGTAGTTTGGGCTATTGATATTGAACCTAGTGCATGGCGTAGTTTTCGTTATGACCGTGTAACCAAAGTAGAAGTAGATAACTACTATGGTAACGGACATGAAGATGGAGCAAACTATTGAGAAAAGTAGCAGTGACAGGCGCCGGAGGATTTATTGGCGCTCATTTGGTTAAAAGATTAAAAGATGAAGGTTTTTGGGTACGTGGCATAGATTTAAAATATCCTCTGTATCGTATGAGCGAGTGTGATGAGTTTATTGTACATGATATTTGTCAACCTAGACTGGATTTATTCAGAGATTGCGAAACTGTTTACCATTTAGCAGCAAACATGGGCGGAGTAGGATTTACAGTTGCAAACCGCAGTGAAATGATGCGTGACAATGCTATTATGACAGTTAACATTGTTGACGCATGTGAACACAGTGGAGTTGAAAAACTTTTTTATAGTAGTAGTGCTTGTGTTTACAATACTGACTATCAACAAGATCCTAATAATGTAATCAAGTTGACCGAAGATATGGTATCACCTGCGAAACCAGATGAAGGTTATGGTTGGGAAAAACTTTACAGTGAATTATTATTACAAAGTTACGATAGAGATGGGCGTATTAAGGTTAGGATAGCTAGGTTCCATAACATATATGGACCCGAAGGCAGTTATAACGATGGTAGAGAAAAGGCGCCTGCTGCAATCTGTAGAAAAATATCCGAAAGCGACCAAACTACACCAATTGAGGTGTGGGGCGATGGTAGCGCAGTGCGAACTTACCTTTATGTGGAAGATTGCGTTGACGGTATTCGCAAACTAACAGATAGTGATTATAATCAACCTTTGAACATTGGCAGCGAAGAAGAAATAGATGTAAATGCTTTTTACAATCTAGTTGCTAATATTGCAGATAAAGAGGTAGAACTAGATCATGATTTATCAGCACCAACTGGTCCATTAGGTCGTAGTTGCGATCTAACACTAACACGTGAAGTTTTGGGTTGGGAACCAAAGCACAGTCTACGTGAAGGTATGACAAAAACATTTAATTGGATCGATAGTCAAATACACAGGAGAAATTCATGATTACATATACAGAGATTGAAAATTGTAGATTGTGTTGTGCTACAGAGTTCAACGAAATTATCAATATTCCAAATCTGTGTATAAATGATTTTCCTGAGAATCCTGGTGAACACAGAGGTAAAGCACCCATGACATTGATAGAGTGCGCTGAGTGTGGCTGTGTGCAATTAAAAGAAACAGTGCAAGATGCAGTATACAGAGAATATTGGTATCAAAGTAAACTAAATCCTAAAATTGTAAACAATTTAAAAGATATTGTTGATCGTATTGTATACAGTGCTGAATTACAATCAGGAGACAGAGTTTTAGACATTGGTGCAAATGATGGTACACTACTAGGCTTTTATCCAACTAATGTGGTTAAAATTGGAGTAGATCCTGCTGATACAGTGCAAGAAGATTTAAAGAAAAATGCTGATTTTGCAATACATGATTTTTTTAAAGCAGACCACATAGATAACAAATGTAAAGCAATCACAAGTATAGCAATGTTTTATGACTTACCTGATCCTCACGCATTTGTAAAAGATGTAAAAAGTGTACTACACGATGATGGTGTTTGGTGTATTCAATTAATGCCACTTCGTCCTATGGTTGAAACAAACGATATAGGAAATGTGTGTCATGAACACATTGAATATTATACATATTACAATTTAAAAGAGTTGTTATCTGCACACGATTTAACCATTTTTGATGTACAGCAAAATGATATCAATGGTGGTAGTTATCAACTGTGGGTATGTCATGACGGTAAACGTCCAGAAAGCGATTTTGAAGAACCAGAAATGGATCTTAAAGCGTGGGCGGAAAGACTGGAAAAAAATAAACGTGATACACTCAACTTCCTTGTAGAGTGTGAAAGTATGGGAAGTAGAGTATACATTTATGGAGCAAGTACAAAAGGCAACACAATAGCACAGTGGTATGGTTTAGATACAAGTTTAATCAAAGGTGCTGCCGAAATACATCCAGATAAAGTAGGAAGGTATATGGTAGGAACTGATATTCCTATTGTACACGAAGACGAAGCACGTAAAGATGCTGATTATTTTTTGGTTATGCCATTTGGATTTAGAGATGTATTCTTAGAAAAAGAGACTGTTCCATTGGTATTTTGTACTCCGGAGTTTGAGGTTGTACAATGAAAACAAAATTGATAAACAATTGGGCAATTGAAATAGAAGATTTTGACATCCGTACAGCAACTAAAGATGATGCACACAAAATTGGTAATTTAATTTTGTCTAACATGGTTGTAGTTTTACGGGGACAGGAATTAAATCCAAAAGACGAAGTAGAATTTTGTAATAAAATTGGACGATGTCAATTTATTATTAATCCATTTCTTCCTAGAGAAGGTCAGCGTACTGAGCATATTGCTGTAGGCGAACACATTTTAAGAGTAACAGGACAAAAAAACGACAAGGGCGAAGAAGGACTTTTCGGACATACAAGTGCGTTAGACTGGCATGCTAATCAAGCTAGTAATTACAAAAGAGAACCTTTAATTTGGCTTTATGGAGTAGAAGGTACAGCAGGTAGTAAAACCAGCTGGATTAACAACATAGAAAGTTATAATGCTTTAAGTGATGAAATGAAAGAAGAAATAAAAGATATCGAAATCACTTTAGGTTACAAAGAAAATACTTACAGTCCTAGTAAATTTTTCAAAGAGCATCATCACGAAGATGCGCCATTTAAGTTAGTGCATACCAACGATGCAGGTAAAACTGGATTATATTTTCCATTTTTACAAATTTTTGGTATGAAAGGAAAAAGTGAAAGTGAATTTAAAGACCTAATGGATAGATTGGTAGCCCATGTAACAAAACCAGAATTTTGTTATGATCATCATTGGCAGGATGGTGATATTGTGATTAGCGAACAATGGCTTAGTATACACAAACGGTGGGCATTTGAACAAATGGAAAAACGAGTATTACATAGAATTGCATTTAATTACAAAAAAATGCTTGACAAGTGAATATTTTTGTGCTATGTATAAGTATAAATAAGGCAACAATAGAAAGGCATACAATGAAAAAGTTAATTGCAACCACAGCATTGGTATTAGCAGCTGGCACAGCACAGGCAAATACCCAATATGCAACAGTAAAGAGTGTACAACCTAATTATACTACTAGTTACCAAAATGTTCCAACAACACAATGCCAAGATGTGCAAGTTCCAATTTATGGTACTGTACAAGGTGGCGGTAATGCTGTAGAAGGTGCGTTAACTGGTGCAATCATTGGTGGTATACTTGGAGAAGCAATTGGCGGCAAAAACGAGCGTAATGCTGGTGCTATTTTTGGTGCTATTGTAGGCGGTGACAAAGCAGCAAATGGTACACGTCAAGTTATTACAGGTTACAAAACTGAACGTCAATGTTCTGAAGTAATTGTACGTGAACAAGTGCAAGTTATTAAAAACTATCGAATTGTTTATGAGTGGAATGGCATTCGAAATAGTAGTTACACTTATAACAACTACTATGTTGGTCAACGCATTCCTGTAACAGTAACTATCAACGCAAAGTAATAACATGGAAAAAATTATATTAACCGATTGTGACGGTGTTTTACTTAATTGGGAGTATGCATTTTGTTGTTGGATGGAACAACATGGCTATGTTCAAGTAGTAAACGGTAATCATTATTATGATATCGGAGAACGCTTTGGTATAACCAAAAACGAAGCTAAAGATAAATGCAGAATTTTTAACGAAAGTGCTGCAATAGGATTTTTGCCTGCATTACGTGATGCAATTTATTATGTAAAACGTTTACATGAAGAACATGGTTATACTTTCCATTGTATTACAAGTTTAAGTCTTGATCCTAGTGCGTATAAGCTACGCAAAATGAATCTTGAAAAAATGTTTGGACCAACAGCATTTACTAGATTGGTTTGTTTGGACACTGGTGCTGACAAAGACGAGTTCCTTGAAACAAACTATGGCGATACTGGCTACTTTTGGATCGAAGACAAAATGCAAAATGCAATTGCTGGACAAAATGCAGGATTAAAACCTATACTAATCGAACATGGATTTAATATGCATGACGAAGTACCGGATGGTATGTTTAAGGCACTAAATTGGAAAGAAATATACAATCATGTCTTACAAAACTGATTTCATAATTGATCTTTTAAGTCAAATACTAGATCGTTTAGAACAAATAGAAGAACATCTAGGAATTGAACCAAAAGATCCTGATCTAGACGGTGGAGTAGGTTTAGAAAAAGTTTTTAGTAAAAAGGTTGACAAGCCGTCCTTGAGTGTAGTACAATCAACGCAAGACGACAATGTAATACAGTTTAATACAGATGAGTAACAAATACACAGTAACATACAGTTTTGGAAGTGGTTCTACTCTTTTCAACATGATGAATACACAACACATTATGGATGAACAGGACAAGTTAGAATCACAACTGAGAACAACAGCACTAGCAAAGCGTATGCTTGAAGATATTGGAGTGAAAACAAAATGTTCGTGACTGGCTATAGAGCAAATTGCAACTTTGAACAGGCTCAACTAACTTTGAAAAAACATACACAATTCAGCCTAAGCGAATGTAAAACAATTGTGGATGCTATTAGAGAAGGTCAAGCTGTGAAATTACCAGATGATTTTGTTCTTCAAGAAGATTTGGAAGACTTAGGAATAAAAGTTAAATAAAAAGTACAAGATAGCACTCGTGCCAATAGCGTTGAGGTACAGATCACATGGTGACTATCAAGGTTGTAAGACCTACGCTGCCTTAGGAAACGTGCCAGAGCGGTCGAATGGGTCTCCCTGCTAAGGAGTTGTACCTGTAAAGGGTACCGAGGGTTCGAATCCCTCCGTTTCCGCCATATGCTGGACTAGCTCAGATGGTAGAGCAACTGATTTGTAATCAGTGGGTCGGGGGTTCGAGTCCCTCGTCCAGCACCATATATGGGTGTGAAGTGTTACGGTAGCACGGCGGTCTCCAAAACCGCAAGCCGGGGTTCGACTCCCTGCACATCTGCCAATCTCGGTATAGCACAGCCTGGTAGTGCGCTTGTTTTGGGTACAAGAGGTCGTTGGTTCGAATCCAGCTACCGAGACCAGCCTATTTTATAAATATTTTTATGTACACAGTAGAGTTTGATCACGATGAAATATGCATAACTGTAATGGATGATACAGGCATGCATGGAGATTTAATTATAAACAGTTTTGACGATTTAGTTTATATTAGGCAATATGATCCAGATACAGATACAGATTTTATTATAGAAATTAATCCAGAAATGTGGGAAGAACTTATTGCTGCTATTCATAGTAAAGAAGGGTTTTTCAAAAGGGTTAAAAATGTTTAAAGCTACAAAAGAAATTATATGGCATTTAACGTGTCAAAAATGCAAAGGCTGGTTCACATATGCAACAATGGAAAAAATGAAAATTGATAGATTTACTTTTCATTGTCCGCATTGCGGTCATAAAGGAAACGTAGAACAAAATGACTGATTATTATTATGAGTTTGATGTACCAAACTTTGTAGATAATGTAGATGTATTACAAAAAATTAGGAACAAATATAAAAATTCAATTGAAGATAATGTATACACTTCTATTGATGACGATGTTCTCTTAGTGGATTATATACAAAGCAAAATTGGATATTGCGATATTAGCATTACAAAATTAAAAAATAGTGTGCCTTACAAAAAAGAATCAAAAACTCTAATAGTCATGCCATTGTGGCGTGTAAAAGATGCCTTTTGTTTTTATCGTAATGAGGGAAAATTGCAAAGATTACGTTTTACTAAACCAACAGTGATTAATAAAAATTGTATGTGGGGGTGTCCTGCTAACGATAGTGATGTATGGTTATTGTGTTTACACACCGAAAACAGTTTTGAACATATTAAAAACGTGCTTCAATAAATATTCCAATGCACGATATTTTCTTTGTATTACCACATACATCAGATAATCCACATACAAGCATTTTTACAAAAAACAAAGGTGCAAAACCTACAACTCACTTTGAATTATATTTTACTCATTTTGATGAGTGGAACCCAAAAAATTTTGTAAATGTAGATTATCTTCCATATATTCCTACTGATGTGTTAAAATGCATCAGTGTGTTTATATATCTACCACAAAGTGCTGATTTTGAAATATCTGAGGAATTGCGGAATTTAATTAATAATGATAGTTCAACATATCTTTGTTTGTTTAGTATGCACGAAGCACAGCTCAATCCTGGTTTGTTAGAAAGTGCATTGAGAGGACAACGTATTAATCCTGATAAAGCTGTACTTATAAGCAGCAATTTAGAAACCCATATGACAACACAAAATAAAGTAAGACATGTGTTTGCCAATTATTGGGAAAGTTATACAAGAAGATGCTGGCGCTTACTAAATGGCACTAGCAGGATAAGTCCAAAAGAAAGATTGGACAGTTTACCTAATGCAAGTAAAAAATACATAAGTTTAAACCGTAATTTAAAACCGCATAGAATATGGTGGTACTATGCTTTGTGTAAAAGTAATATATTGGATCAAGGACATGTGAGCTACTTACTTCCTAATATAGATCCACAAAACTACGATGGTCTTTTACGCCGTACTAGTTTTAGTGACAAAATTCCTGATTCGATCAGGAGAGATTTTTATGAAGACTTTAAACAAAATTGTCATTATCGAGAACTTGACCAAATAGATGACAATTGGCTTGTAAATTTTCAACCTACAATAAAAGACTATTATCACGATAGTTTATTCAGTTTGATCACAGAAAGCGATCAACGCAAGGATCTTCTAAGCGAAAAGACATGGAAGGCTATATATCATATGCATCCATTTTTTATTATAGGAAATCCTGCACAAGCTGAAACACTAAGAAAACGTGGATACTATACATTTGAAGATATGTTTGGAGTAGAAGCAGTAGACAATTATGAACAAGCAATTGAATTATGTAGTAAAGTAAAAATGAAAAAAATAAACATGTGGAGAGCACAAGTACAAAATGTTTTTCCCAAGTTAGAACACAACCTAATGAATTTTATACACAGAACTATAAGTTGGCGTGATATAGAGAAAGATATTATAAAGGTGTTACATGGATAAAGAAAATTTCTGCATGGCACCATGGGTGCATATGAGTGTATGGCAAACTGGAGATGCATTTCCTTGTTGTATCTATGATTGGACTAAGAGTGTTGGAAACATAAACAGCAGAGGGTTTGCAGGCGTATGGAATAGCGAGGATATGAAGCAATTAAGATTGCGTATGCTCAATAACGAGGTTAGCGAAGGTTGTGCAAAATGTAATTGGTATGATAAACAAGGAATTCTAAGTTATAGATACAAATTTAATAACGAATACGATCATCATTTAGACTTAGTACAGCAAACAAATTCAGATGGTAGTGTTGATAAATTAAACATAGCATATTTTGATGTGAGATTTAGTAATCTTTGCAATATGAAATGTAGAACGTGTGGTCCTCATTTTAGTAGCAAATGGGCAGAAGATACAGAGGGCAAACCTAAAATTGTAGAAATAAATCATCCACAGTTATGGAATGAAATTGACGAATTAATACCTAACATAGAAGAAATTTATTTTACAGGTGGAGAAAGCATGTTTATGGATCAACATTATAAATTATTAGACATGCTGATAAAAAATAATCAAAAACCTAAACTTACATATAACAGTAATGCAAGTAGGGTTGCACTTGGTAATAGACACATAAAACAATATTGGAAACATTTTGATAATATATTCTATGGTGTAAGTTTAGATCAAGTAGGAGTTAAGGCAGAATACACAAGACACGGACAGCCATGGAATAAAATATTTGATAACTTGTGTTACATAAGGGATAACTTTGATCAAGTCACTATACAACCTAATCCAACTATTAATGTTTTAAATATACTTGATTTAAGAGATATAATATTGTTTTTATTTGATAATAACCTAGCAACTGATTTTGACATCAACCTAAGCAATATATTGGTAGGTCCGCAATGGTTAAGCATTACAATTTTACCAGATGAAATAAAAGACAAAGCAAAACACAGTTTAGAACAATTAAAGATAGACTTAAATCAATACAACATGTATAATGAACGTAAGCAATTCTTGATTGATGGTATAGATAGTATTATTAATTATTTGTACAGCAGGAATGATCAAAATCTAATAAAAGAATTCAAAATAGAAATGACAAAAATAGATAAAATTAGAAATGAAAATTTTGTAGAAGTTTTTCCAGAACTGGCGGTGTTATATGAATAACAACAAAACTTTTTGTATGTTGCCTTGGACCCATATGCACATGTGGCCAGCTGGAACTACATATGCGTGTTGTATGGCAGATCCAGATATGCCAATAGGAGATACACAAAAACAAAGTATACAGGAAATATGGAACGGTCCTGAGATGCGTGAACTACGTATGAACATGCTGCAAGACAAACAAAGTGCCATGTGTAGACGTTGTTACGAACTTGAAGAAAGTGGAGTATGGACACTTCGCAAAAGTGCAAACGAAAACTTTAAACATCATCAAAACAAAGTTGATAGCACAAGCGACGATGGCAGTGCAGGTGAAGTTAATTTAGCCTATATGGATATACGATTCAGTAACTTGTGCAACTTAAAGTGTAGAAGTTGTGGTCCACAATTCAGTAGCAGTTGGTTTGAAGATCATAAGTTTCTTTACGGTAGTTTACCACATGAAAAAATACTAAAAGTACGTGACGATATGTTAGACTTTATGGATGAACTTGATCCGTTGTTGCAAACTGTGGAGCGTGTATATTGGGCAGGCGGCGAACCTCTTATTACAGAAGAACATTATCGTATTTTAGACAAGTGGATTGCAATGGGTAAACGTGATGTAGTTATGGACTACACAACTAATTTTACACAAATGCGTTACAAAAAGAAAACAGCATTTGATTATTGGAATGCATTTGATGATGTGCGTGTAGCTGCAAGTTTAGATGCTAATCATGCTCGTGGTGAATATTTGCGAAAAAATATGGATTGGAATGTAGTAGTACAAAACCGTCGTGATATGATAGAGCAGTGTCCACATGTGTATTTTGAAATAACCCCCACTGTAAGTGCTTATAACGTGCTTAACCTGCCAGATTTTCACAAAGAATGGATTGAAGAAGGATTATTACAACCACGTGCAATACGCATAAACATACTGCTTGATCCTAGCTATATGAGATTACAAATACTCAAACCGCATATGAAGGATCTTGTGAGAAAACGGTATGAAGAACACATAGACTATTTGAAACAATTTGATGATGTTGATAGCGTAATCTCTGATTTCAAAAATGTAATAAATTTTTTAGACAAAGATCGTAGTAATGAAATACCAATGTTTTTATTTAAAACAGAACGTATTGATAAAATACGCAATGAAAAATTGTTTGATGTATTTCCTGAATTAAAGGATTTACAATGAAAAAACTGTGGATATTTGGAGACAGTTTTGCAGACCCTGATTACAATGCTGAAGGCGCTGAACACTATCAATGGTGTAAACGCCTAAATGAAAAGTATGATGTTACAAACATGGCAGTGTACGGCAGTGGACCGCAATGGAGTTTAAATAATTTATTAAAAATGCTAGACAGTGCAGATAAAGATACCAATATACTTTTTATTGAAAGCACTGTTTATAGACTTGACTTAGCATGTTGGGAAAAGCCAAAGGCTCAAGTATCAATACACAAAATTGCAAAAGGCTACCAGAAGCATCCACATAGTGAGTTTTTAAAAGGCGTAGTCAAATATGTACTCACTGAAGACTTTGAAAATGCTGAGCCATTAAAGATACTTTGTACTGTACAAAATTTGAGTAGATATGTTAACAAAATACTTTACTTGCCTGTGATAGAAGCACCATTTAGAAAGTATGGTATTAACAAAAAAGTAAAGAACTTTCATATGCCAGACTTTAGATTAATGGAAATGAGTGATGCTGAACCTGAATGTAAACGTCCTTGGCCCAATGGAGATATACGTTGTAATCATTTCAGCGAATACAATCACAATTTCATGTACAACCTAATAACGGATTATTTCAATGACTGATACATACTGCATTTACCCATTTATAAATGTACACACCAACACCGATGGTAGATGTAAGTTGTGTTGTCATGTGTACAGCGAAGATTATGTACAAGCAGATGGACATGACGCTGTTTTAGGCAAAGACAGTTGGGAAAACATTTGGAACGGCGAGTACATGTTGAATGTACGTGCAAACATGTTAGCAGGCAAGCCTGTTAAAGAATGTGGTCGCTGCTACGAGCACGAAGCAAAAGGTATTGAAAGTAGTAGGCAATGGGCAAATAAGAATTACAAACAACCATTACTGCATAGCAATCCTACTCACCTGGAACTTAGGCTTGGTAATCACTGCAACTTGAAGTGTAATAGTTGTTGGAGTGTAAGCAGCGACAACATTTACAAAGAACGCAAAAAGATTATGAGCAAAGAGCTTTTGCCTACTTGGTTGCATGATCAATGGGCACACGAAATACGCAGCGTAGAAGAACATGATTGGCAGTGGTACGAAACACAAGAGTTCCGTGATTTTGTAGATAAAGTAGCACCAACATTAGAACGCTTGTATATGACAGGCGGAGAACCTACACTTATCCAAGCCAATCGATATGTGTTGGACAAACTTGTTGAAGCAGGAAATCGCAAATGTCATGTTGCATGGACTACAAACATGACAACATGGCCAGAAGGCTTTTATGATAAACTGGATTTCTTTAATAGCAGCGAAGTGCAGATGAGCATTGACGGACATGGCGATCATAACATGTACATACGCTATCCAACTGACTGGAACAAGGTAGAAGAAAACTTTGCAAAAGCAATGACATTGCCAGAAAAGGTGCAACTTAAAATTTATTTCGTATACCAAGCATGGAACTTGTTTGATGTAGCACCGCTTATCAAATGGTTAGAAGATGCACAAACTAGACGTGTTGACTTTGTGCCTATATTTCTTGAGCATCCAGATCAAATACACAGTTGCGTTTGGCCAGAAGAAATTAAACACAAAGCACTTGATGACTTAAGAATGTTAAAAACTATTAGACATAAAGATCCTGTTCAAAGAATCATTAACTACACAGTTAATACAGATAAATATTCAGTTGAAAACATGAACAAGATGCGTCAGTTTATAGCAATAAATGACAAATACAGAAAACACAAGTTTGGTGATGTGTTTCCGTTTTTAGATTATGTATTGGAAACTTCATGCAAGATATAAAGGCTATTATTCCAGCCAAAGACAAATGGGTAAGCCTAGTATGGCAAGTAAACGATTGGTGTAATTTTCGTTGTACCTATTGTAGTGAATGGAACTGGGCAGGACGCAACAAAAACGATAGCGATATTGAAACCATTGTAAACACGTTGGAAACAATTATAAAAACGTATCAAGATAAAGGTTATCTTTACTTCAAATTGTATTTAAGCGGAGGCGAGCCTACATACTGGGCAGCGTTACTACCTGTTGTAAACAAGTTTAGAGAAATGGTAGAGTGGCCTGGTAGCAGTGTAGGTATTAACACAAATTTTAGTAGACCATTAAGCTGGTGGGAAGAGCATCATCATTTGTTTGAAGATGTTGTTGCAAGTTATCATCCCGAATGGACCAAAGAAGAAAAGTATATGCAGAATTACAAGTTTCTACAGAATAAGAAAAATTATCTTTGCAGCCGTGTTATGATGCAAAAAGAAAATTTTCAACAATGTGTAGATTTTACCCAACGGATAAAAAACGAGTGTGACAATTATATAATAGAATATGCACCTGTTTATGATGCGCTAAGACCAAGTACAGAGCCATATCATTATGATGATCCTGCACAGCTAGAGTTTATAAAAAATCATACAACAGATAGACAACAAAAAATCGAAGTCAAAAAACTGCCAAACTATGCATGGGCCAAAGTTTGGTATGAAGATGACAGTGTTGAGCCTATTGATACAAATGCTATTATTGTAGAAGGGAAAAACTTTTTTGAAGGTTGGACCTGCAATATACACGAAAGTTTACACATACACCCTAACGGAAATATTCAACAAGCCAGTTGCGGTGTAGGACCTATAGTAGGCAACATAGTGCGTGGAGAGTTTAACGAACTATTAACAGAAGGTATTGTGTGTCCAAAGCATCACTGTCATTGCGCTGCTGACTTTAACATAAGCAAGGCAAGACCAGAATATGCACATAAAATATAACAAGGATACATATTGTCATGCTGCAATGAGCAGTTACAGTGTACACGGAAATGGCCGTGTTCGACCTTGTTGTATGAGTAAAGTATCTACAAACACATATATGCCCGGTACAGACTTTAGCAACTTTAAAAACACAGACAGTTTTATGCTAGGAAAAACACTGCAAAAGTTTATAAATGATCCGGCACTTACAGATATACGTAAACAAATGATAAACGGCCAAAAGCCAGATGCTTGTAAAGAGTGTTGGAAGTTGGAAGAACGTGGTGTACAAAGTTTTAGACAAATACAAAACGAGTTATACAAAGATGATATACAAGATACACTCGCACTGCTTAATGACACAGGATATTTGGACGCAGCAGCAATCACTTACTTAGATTTAACACTAGGGAATGTGTGTAATCTTAAATGTCGCAGTTGCAATCCGTGGGCAAGTCACAGTTGGATTGAAGAAGGTCCTACTGTACCACACAGCGAATTTACAGAAACAACATACAAGGTTGCTGTAATGAGCAGTAAAAACCCTTGGTTTATGACAGCGTTTTATGATGGTTACTTTGATGCTGTATTAAGCAGAGTTAAAGTTATAAATTTCTTAGGCGGTGAGCCGTTGGTAGTAAAGGAACACTACGACTGGTTAGAACATATTGTTAACAACGATTGGGCTAAAAACATAAGTTTACAATACAACAGTAACGGCACTACAATACCTAAACGTGTATTAGAGTTGTGGACACATTTCAAACACGTAACTGTTAGTTTGAGTTTAGATGCAATAGGAGACCTTGCTTACTATGTTCGCTTTCCTAGCAAATGGCATGTAGTACAAAAAAATGTTGGCAAGTTAGCTACACATGCTAGAGAATATAAAAATCTAAATGTACAAACGCATATGACACTGAGTTGTTTGAACTTGCATGATTTACCAAACATGTTGGCATGGTGTAAGCAGCAGTACGATACATGGCATTATGTAGACAAAGAAACTTGGAATCACTATGGTTACATAAATCTGTTTCCACACTTTAACATTGTAGAAACACCTTACAACATGCATATACGTCACTTGCCTCAAGAACAAAAAGATCTTGCAGACGCTATGCTCACAGAACAGTATTTAAAATATCATGCAACGGATATACCCGATTGGGAACATGCAAGTTTAGAAAACATCAAAGGTCTAAAAAATGTGTTAGGTCAAAATAGAAATGAAATAGAGTGGAAAAAGTTTTTGGAAAACACCAAAGTGAGTGATAACTATAGAGGTGTAAATATAGTTGACTATATTCCTTGGATGGAGAAATATAAGGATTTAATAGATGCAAAATTTAGTTAGTTTTGGTGATGGACATACGTTTGGTGCATTATTAGATAATGCAACATATTTTAATGAAATAAACAAGAGGCGTAGTTATGTAGGGTTGCTTGCTAGTCGTGCTGAATTGCAATTAATAAATTATGGCACAACGTTTCCAAGTAACAGAGGTATATATAGAGACGTTGTAAATCACATTACAGTTCCTGGAAATCCTGAAACTGATTTTTTGTTAATAAATTGGACACGTACCGATCGCTGCGAATTAAGATATGCAGATAATAGAGAAGAACACAGTGAATGGATGGGTCCTAGAGTAGATACTAGATACTATACAATAGGTCCAGAGACATTGCCGTGGGATATTAGCAAGGATGTTAGTAAGATTTTAAAGTTTAAAGATTATTTAATAAATTACAATCAACATCTAGAAAGCATTGTAAATGATATCTATTGTTTACAAAAAACTTTAGATGCACTTGGATACAAATATTTGATGGTCAATAGTTTTAGGTGCTTACCACATAGTGGAAGATTTAATAATATATTAGAAGAAATAGACAACATAAGATATTTTCATGCAAGAGAGAATGACAAAGCATTTAGAGAATGGGCTAGATTAGGAAGCTTCTTTGAAACTCCTTGTGGGCATTTTAAATTTGATGCTCATAGTAGATATGCAAATATGCTTGGAGATTACGTTGAAGAATATGGGTTAATACATGGATAATATTAACCGAAATCTTATTAGCAAGGTTTTTTCATACAAAGAAAACGATTATAACCATCGTTATGGATTTGATGATGAAAAATATAACAATACTAGACAACTTCAAACAGCAATATCAAATCAAAAAACTTTTTTGTTTAAGCATAATTTTAAAAGGGGAACACGGGTATATATTGACAGCAATAATGTTTGCTTTTGCTATCTAGCAATGTGTATAGTAATCGCAGAGCTTGGCTGGATTATTGATACAAAAGAAAATAGTGATATTGTTATTGGCAAAGACATTGATATAGAAGAGCTTTATGCTTATAAAAGTAAAGACAGTGTACTCACTCATAATCTAAGTCAAAAAAGGATGCGAAAAGAAACTCATCTATATAACAAATTAGATCATGTAAATGCTATACGTATAGCACGAGATACAATGTACCAATACAAGGGTAATGCATTAATTATAAGCCATCCGAATATACAATATAATATACACACAATTTTGTTGCCATTACTAATTAGTAATAATGTAAAACAAATTTCTGCTATAGGGGTCAACGATATTAATCTAGCAAAAGATAAAATTCAGTATATGATTACACACCTTGGAACACAACAAATTTTTATACACAAAAATCATTTACCATACGTAGATATACCAAATGAAGTTAAAATATTTGATTATAGTTGACTTTTTAAAAAAGTTCATATATAGTTATAAAATTAGTTGAGGAGGCATCTATGGCACGAGCAAATAAAGCAGCAACAAAACCTAAGAAAAAAACAGTACGTCTTAAACGTAGAGCAAGTCTATGGGAATTAATGCCTACTAACAAAGGTTGGCATGCTGCACATTATTATGTGCATTATGAAATTGAATCAAAGGATTGGTTAAATGTCTGCAAAAACTACATTAAGAAAAAGTACGACAAGAAAATTGTTAGTGCAATTAATAAGCTACCAGATTGGAAAGTTGGTGGGAAAAGTCATTATGCATGTGCGGCTTATTGTGAAGAACATCACCCGGAACTGATTCCAGACTTTTACGAAGGCAAGTTTGATAAATGGGTAATAGGATTAGCAGAAGAAGGTGCTAAAGTTGTAGAGCAAAAGAAAGCAGAAGAAAAAACAAAAAAGAATGCATATGTTCCTAGTATTCAAGAACGTATCCGTGATCAAGCACAAGCCGCATGTGAAGCAATTGATGATTGGGCAGACACTAAATTTGACAAAGATTTTGATATTAAAAGTTTTAATTTTACAAAGCATTTTATCAATTTTAAAATTACACAAGCACACGCTCGTAAAATAAAAAGTTGGTACGTTGATGAATTACAGGAAGCATATACAGTTAGAGATATGCCTACGCCAGCGCAAATCAAGAAAATAAAAAATGATCATGATCGAGATATGGCAGAACAATTGCGTGAAGGGTATGGTCATCTTAAAAAAGCTCAAATAAAATTATGGATTGATGTTTTAGAAGCAATTACTTCAGCATGTGATATGGTTATTGATAAAGCGAAAGCAACACGTAAACCAAGAGTCAAGAAAGCACCAAGTAAAGAAAAACTTGTTGCTAAAATTAAATATTGTAAAGAAGATAGTAAGTTATCATTGGTTAGTGCAAATCCTTTGGAAATACTTGATGCAAAAGAAGTTTGGGTATATAATGTAAAAACAAGGAAACTTGGAAAATATGTAGCAGAAGAACATGCTACTATCCAAGTAAAAGGAACTACACTTCAGTTTTTTGACGAAAAAACTAGCATACAAAAAACTTTACGCAAGCCAGATGAAACACTAAAAGAATTTAAGAAAGCAGGCAAAGTTGCACTACGAAAGTTTATGGATGATATCAAAACTACTGATATTAAACTTAACGGGCGTTTAAACTCTGATACTATTATTCTAAAATGCGTACACTAAATACATTATGAAAAATTTTACACTTGAAGCATTGGAGCGTCAAGTATTGTTATGGAACAGAGCAGCAATACTGGCGCCCATTTTTTTTACTGGCCTGTTGATGGTAGCATACTTTTTCCAAGTATGTGATTTACGCACACTGTTCTTTATTGCTACTGGTATGTATTTTGCCACAGCAGTGATTTGGTGGTGGTGGACTATGAAAAGCATACACCTATTGGTTAAAACACTAACCAGTACCAAAGACGGTGTAGTTGAAGTAGCAGCAGAACTCAAAAGTATTCGAGAAGAACTAAGTGTTGACAATTTCCAAGATAAGTAGTATATTATTAGTACAGTGGACTAGGTGTTCGACCCACTATAAACATTCCGCACACTCCAGTAGCCAAGGAGTATAATATGAGTTACTATAGCACAAAAACATATGGGCACAACATTGGATTGAGTGCCTGCTTTAGACAACCTAAAGCACATAGTCATTGCAGATTTTTACACGGATATAGTTTGCAGTTTAAGTTTACTTTTGAAGCCAGTGAACTTGATGAAAAGAACTGGGTAGTTGACTTTGGTGGATTAAAACCACTGAAGGCATGGCTTGAAGATACATTTGATCACAAAGTTGTTTTAGATAATGATGATCCACACATGGATACATTCAAGGACTTGGAAGCTAAAGGACTTGCTGAACTTACAATCCTTGATGGTGTAGGTGTAGAAAAGTTTGCTTATCACGCTTGGAAACAAGCAAACGAACTTGTAAGCGAAATGACCAACGGTCGTTGTCGTTGTGTTGAAGTAGAATGTGCTGAGCACGGAGCGAATAGTGCAATCTACAAAGCCGACTAATTACGTTGTTTGCCTAAAATGGGGCGACAAATACAGTAGTGAATATGTAAATAAACTTTATAAAATGGTGCAGCGTAATCTTACGCTGCCCTATGAATTTGTTTGTTTTACCGAAAATACTGATGGTATTGATAAAGAAATTACCACAAAACCTTTACCTAATTTGCCACTAATAGGATGGTGGTTTAAACCTTGGATTTTTAGCAAAGAAACAGGGCTAAATGGTACTGTATTATTTTTAGATTTAGACCTAATTGTTTTTAGAAACATAGATAATTTATTCACATATAAACCTGGAAGATTTTGTATCATAAGAGATTTCAATCGAAAGTTCCATACAAATTGGAACCGTATGAATAGCAGTGTGTTTAGATTTGAAACTAAAGAGCATAGTAAGTATTATAGTGAATTTTCAAAACACAGTCAAAAATACACACGTAGATACAAAGGTGATCAGGACTTTATGTATGCCGTAGTTAGAGAGTTTGACTTTTGGCCAGACGAATGGATACAAAGTTATAAATGGGAAATGCGGGGCAGACAACATTTAAAACTTATCAAAGGTAAAAGGAATTTTGTTACACCAGGCGATCCTAAAATATTACCTAAAACAAGTATAGCGGTGTTTCATGGAGAACCTAATATGGAAGAATGTGTTGACAACTGGTCAATGCAAAATTGGTGTTGACAACCTTACTTTGATGTGTTAAATTACTTTACAGACAATGAGGGATTGATATGAATACCTGGGTAATAAGCGACACACATTTTAATCATGCAAATATCCTTACATTTAAGGATTATGCTGGCAAACCTCCTAGAGTGTTTGACAATGTAGACCAAATGAACGAATGCATGATGGATAACTGGGTTGATTGTGTTGGACCTAATGACACAATATATCACTTAGGTGATGTCTTGTTTGGCGGAGATAAAGTAATTTGGTTGGAAAATAATTTTGCCAAATTGCCTGGTAAAAAACACTTGATATTGGGTAATCACGACAATCCTAAATTTCTTGCACCTTTCTTCAAAAGTATTGCACTTTGGAAAGATTTGAGCGATATTGGACTGTTGTTGAGTCATACTCCTCAACATGAAAGCACACTTGCTGAATCTCATAGATTTGGCAATGATCCAATATTAAATGTTCATGGACACATACACAGTAATCCTTCGCCAGATGGACCTTACAAATGTGTTTGTGTTGAGCAAACTGATTTTGCTCCGGTCAACTTAGATTCACTTTTAGGTTGACCATACACACTATATAGTGTATATTAATCGTATAGCGCATTTGGTAGTCGGGAGGCAAATGCCCAACTTAAAAGGAAACGTTATGAACAGAGTTACTAAAAAATTCTTACTAAAACTATCACCATTTGCTATTGGAGTTGTCTATACTTGGATTGCTCTAGAAGTTGCTGGATTTGTATCAGATAGATCTGAAAATCCATTGCATGGAATCATAGCTGCAGGTATTATGATAGTAGGACCAATGATAGCTTACATGCTTCTAGAAACTTGGCGTGATGCCAAGCGTGAAGTAGAATGGGAAAATCGTGAATTAGTTGATAGCATTAAAGATGCTTGATAATCACGCAGCAAAGATATTCGAAAATAATATCAATATGATGGTGCCATGGTATCTCATGGCATCATACGCTTACTACAAACAAGATGACGCTATCTTTTCAGATGGCTTCTTTGACGAAATGGGCAAAACAATGTTGGCCTGTTGGGATAACATTGAACATTTCCACAAAGAATACATTACCAAAGGCGATTTAGAAGCAGGTACATTTTTGGGCGAGTATCCAAGTCGTGTAGAAGGTGGATTAGCAGAAGTGCGCAAAAAGTTTTACACTAAAACAGGTAAGGTAAGAAAAAATGTCTAGTAAACATGCTCTTGAAATATTTCTTGACTAATACAGAAATTAAGGTTAGTATATAATATGATTAGAACTTATATGATGTATGCAGGTCTTACTTTTCTTGGCTATGAGTATGGCGAGACAGAAGACGCAGTAATTTTTCGCACGGTGGCAAAATTTGGTCATCCAAACAAATGGAATGAAGATGAATATACAGCAAAACTTATTCCACATCCACAAGAGGTAACAGCGTGAACGATTTAAAGTTTACAAGTGCAGGTGACTATTTGAAATCGCAGCAGAAGCGTATTGGCTTTGCTTGCAAGTACTTACATTACAATCAAAACCAAAAGAAAAAAGTGCTTGAAGAATTACAGCGTCCACTTACAGAAAAGTGTACCACGGTGGCGTGGCTAAATAGACAAACAAAGGACGTTGCAGAAGAACGTTTGTGGGACATTATGGTACACAACGCAGCAGCAGCAAAAAGGTTAGTAGAATATGTGGGAAGCCTTCCTCCAGAACTTCGTATGGTCCGATTGGGTAGCAATCAGCTTCCTTGTGCTACCGAGTCTAGCTGGCGCTATTTTTGGTCTCTTCCTGACGTGGTGGCGTACTGCGAAAAACACTACGCAGCAGTCGGTGAAGCAGCCAGACGCTTGGATGTTAGACTCTCAATGCACCCAGGACAATTTACGGTCCTTGCTTCAGATAACGATGAAATCGTCGAAAGGTCAATAGATGAATTTGAATATCACGTCAACTTACTACGGTGGATGGGCTACGGCAAGAAGTTCCAAGACTTCAAGTGTAATGTCCACATATCAGGCAGAAAAGGTCCAGCCGGTATCAAAGACGTCCTTAAACGTCTCTCGCCAGAAGCACGAAACACTATTACTATCGAGAACGACGAAAACTCGTGGGGACTCGACGCCAGCCTTGAGCTTGCAAACGATCTCGCTTTGGTGCTAGACATACACCACCATTGGGTGAAAACAGGAGAATACATTGAACCAGATGATGACCGTATTGGAATTATTATTGATAGTTGGCGTGGTGAGCGTCCTGCTTTACACTATTCTTTATGCCGTGAGGATTACTTACAAAATGCTGATCCAAGTATACGACCGGACATGGACACACTACTTGAATCCGGACATAAAAAACAAAAATTAAGAGCACATTCAGACTATTGTTGGAATACTGCTTGTAATGAATGGGCATTATCACATTGGGAATGGGGTGACATTATGGTAGAAGCTAAGATGAAAAACTTAGCCAGTGGTCAACTTTACAGCATGACAGAGGAATCAAAAGAGGCAGCATAATGGCAATTTTAGAGTTATCAAGTTTTGAAATGATTGAGAAAGCTGACATCCTTGGAGATAGTCAGTGTGTTCTTGCCTTTGGCGACGAATACGAACTTAGTATCATTAGTGGTCAAGGTGCATATAGCACTAAAAATGCTCCTTATGAAATAGCTGTAATTAAAAACGGTGACCTAGTTGAAATGCCTGGCATCACCGACGAAGATGATACCGTAAAAGGTTACTTGACAGAAGCAGATGTTGGTGCTATAATTAAGAAAATGTACTTGATAACTGGCACAACACCGAGGCAAATATGATCTATGTTCAAGGCGGCACTAAAGCACAACGTGAATATGCATACAGCATGGCTGACTATGTATGTAACAAGTTCAATATTAATCCAGATGTAGAAATATACTTTCGTAGATTAACAAACGATAGAAGTCTTGGTGGCTGTGTTTGTGTAGATAAAAATGAATATGAAATAGATATCAAACGCAGTTTGCGACTGCGTGATATGCTAACTACATTAGCACATGAGCTTGTACATGTAAAACAATACGAACTAGGCCAACTCAATCATTGTGCAGAAGAAGAATTTGATTATTGGGACAAACCCAGTGAAATTGAAGCACATGGTCGCGAAGTGGGTTTGTTTGTTACTTGGGCAGAAAAAAACAACCTAGCATCAAAAAAATGGACACAAACTGGTTGACATTTAATAATATATAAGCTATATTAAATACATGAAGCAAGGAACATTGTGTTCCAAGCAGTCTTATAGTAAGATGGAGAAAAAAATGGCTAAAAGACTTACCCGCAAACTGACTGATGTAATTGCAGAAGTAAAGATCACTCTCGCAGCAGAGTATGGAATTACCCAAGAACAACTAGATGCATTACGAACACGAGTAGATGCTAACGGACATAAGTTTCCAGTTGGCAGTATGATGCTTCCAATTGATCTATTGTGGATTGATTATGAAGTACAGCGTGATGTAATCATCAAACACATTATCAGCATTATCAAACGTTACGATCCACGTCTGTGTTCACCAGCAAGTGCGTGTACAGATGTATTTGACATTGATAACCAAAAGTCCCCTATTATGACATTTGACGGTCAGCACCGTACTATTGCAACAGCAGTGCTAGGCTTTACACATATTCCTTGTATTGTAGTTGAAACAGACGACATCCAATTCCCAAGTTATGCTTTTGAAGAGTGCAACATGAGCACCAAGAAACTTGGCCCGCAAGACATTCACCGCAACCGACTAACACGTTATAAGTTAGGTAGCCGCGAGCAGAAGAATGTTATTGCTCGTACACTGCAAGATCAGTTTGACAAAACAGGTGTTGACTTGGAAGACAAAGGCACACGTAAATCACCAGCCATGCGTGGTGACAACGATTACTTCTTTAGTCACTTCAAGTATGCAGAAAAAGTGATTGAAGCAGACAACAGTGGCAAACTGATTTACAACATTTTGCAAAACATCACCACAGTGTTTCCACTGCAAGAGGAAGTCGATCAAGGTGTGTTTATTGGATTGTATGAACTGGCACGACTAGATCAGAATCATCGCGAACTACCAGACTACTGGATGGAAGATGTATTGCGCAGTGTTAAGAAAAGTTTTAACAGCAGTGCTATTGTACACAGCAAAGCCAAACGTCAGTGGGAACATGTTAACCCAGGTGCAACTTGGAGTGCTCCTAGTGCTATGGCAAACTTCTTGCGTGAAGTGTATATTATGAACGGTGGTAAAATCAACTTGCCTTATCACGGAGAAGGTGCTAAGATGCAAGTAGCAACTAATCCAGTTCCTGGATTGTTTCCACGTAGTGAGCCACGCCCAATGACACTAGCATCGGCACTAGCATAATGTTACGTGAAGCATTAGAAAACTTTAACGCTCCTGTGTATGTTCGCACAAAGCGTAGCACAGAATCATATGCGGCAACAGCCGCATATGTTACAGCAAACTTAGAACGTCTTGTTGAACTGTATCGCAACACAAAAAACGATGAACAAACATACAGATTGATCCGTGATGACATTGACAATGCACTTCGTCGCTATCATCAGTACTGCATCAAAGAAAATATTGGTGCTCACTACATTGAACGTGGACTAGAAGGCAATGGTATCTTTGAACACATGGTTCCAGCAAGCACCATACGTGATTTGCTAATCGCACAAGTGATTACACCTAAACAAGCATGTAACATGCCTACTTGTAAATTAAGCAAAGAGCGTGACGATAAACTGCGTGAAGCAGGTTGGGCAAGCAAGACGCCAGACATTTATAACTTTTGGAAACGTTACGAATACAGTTTTGAAACAAAAGACTTGTTCGAAACGTATGATGGTGTGAATGTTAATACAGCAATGACATTAGACGAACACTTTGAAAGGTTTGTACAATGAGTATTTTAAACAGTTTTAAAGTTCCTTTTGAAGAATCACGTGAGTGGGACGAAAAAGTAGGCACAGCAGAAATCCGTAGACTAAACTTGTGCGGTAAACTTGTAAAAAGTAAAGGCAATGTATATCAACACAAAAAAGACATGTTGTTGGAAAGTGGCTTTATTACCAACGATGACTACCAATGGCTCACTAACAACATAGAATCTGATCAATGGATGAATACTTATTGTGTTAAAGAAGCAGGACATAACGGTGCTTGCAGTTGCAATCCATATCTGCCAAAAGGAAAAGATAAAGTTTCAAAAGGCATAGAACAAAAATTAAAGGATCCGTTGACCAATCCAGGTGACGATCCAAACAAAGGTGCAAACAGATCACACAAACGCAACTTTCCTCTTGCTTTTGATAAAAATGATAGAGCACGTTGGTATGAATACAACAAAGAAACTGGCTTCCGCAAAGAACTACAAAATATTGCACTACGTTTGCCAATGGTAAGTAGTCCTTTGATGATGGCACTTGCATACATTGATATGTTTGCTTGCATATGGTACAGCAAAGACAGTAGACAGTATCTAGATGTTACACCTGAATTTGAAAGCATATTGGATCAACGTTGGAAAGAACTAAAACAATTCTATGCAGGTAAAAAATTAAAAATTTACAACGACAATGATCAACTACAAGATCCTATACTGTGGGAAACAATTGAAATTGATTGGTATGGCAAAGGACATGAAGATCTAAAAGGCATACAATTTGGACATGTAGATCCAATTAGAGAAGACATGTGGATGACTCGTCCAAACAATGTGTTGCCTATCACAAGAGAAACAAATTTAAATCAAAGCAGTGCAAGTTTGTATGATGTAATGGATCGTATGCGTACTAGTGTTCGTTTACAAGATGCCTGGGAAGAAAGTTTATAAATACGTTATGAGTTATTTAAGTCAAATGTATGGAGCAAAGGCTCCCCAAGCAATTACTAAAGATAAAAATCCTAACCGTGTACTAGGCGGCCTCAAAGGAGCAGGCGTAAACAGCTTTACTATGCTTGGCGAGGATGAACAAGAAAAACAGATTCCAACTTATGCTTATGTACAAGCATTGGAAGAAAAAGTAAAACAGCAAGATGCAAAACTAGCTGTTTTAGAAAAACAAATTAGGAGACTTAACAATGATCAAAAAATGGATAGAGCAGCGTTTAGCAGAACGCACAACACTTGATGGTGCAATTTTAGTTGCAGCAGGTATTTGCTTTTTAATTTTTAAACCTATTGCAGCCGCAGTTGCTTATGCAGCAATCGCATATGGGGCTTGGACTATTTGGAAATCCGAGTAAAACATTATCAAAGTATTATAAATCACAACAAAATGTTCGCATACATATTCCTTCCTAAATGTGGAGGTTGTAGTGTGTGCGAATATTTGCAAGAACTAGACGATTGGGATATTCCTGCAAAGGCTCCTGAACTTGCAAATGATACAAATATTATTATTCCACCTAACTACAAAATATTCACTGTGGTTAGAGAACCTGTTAGCTGGGTGCTCAGTGGCTACAGAATGTTCAAGCAACGTAGAAACTATAACTTCTCTATTACAGAACACTTAGAACTGCTGAGAAATCCACATAATGTTTTTACTCATTATAGAGATACAAGAAACGATTGGGCAGACTGGTGGTGGCATTGTGGCATAACGCCAGACAAACATTTTGAAAAATACCCTAATGTACAGGTTTTTAAACTAAACGAATTACATAAACTACAAAACTATCTCGGTCATCACTTTAACACCGAAGGCATTTCATTTCCACACACTAATCAAACAGAGCCGGAAGATATAGAATTAAGTAATTATGATAAAAAATTAATTAGCGAAATAACTTATTTTTACAATCTAAAGTTTATTAATTGGTAAACTACTACTAGCACTAAGACTCCAAACTTTTTTCCTGTCTACACCTTTTTTCTGTGCAAATCTTTTTGCATCACAGTTTTCGCAAACATGAAAGTAGTTATTGCTCAATCTTTTTGGATCCATTTTACCACGTTCTCTTGTAAACTCATCTTCGCAGTTATCACATCTAAATAATACCATTGTTTTTTTGCGATTGTAAGTGTGTTGCTTGCCAAGTTTACTGCGCCGCATATGCCATGTATCAATAAGATATTGTTTTATGTACATTATAGTTTTCCTATTACATTTTTAATTATCTTATTTGATTTTACTAAAAATCGTAGCTTATTAATTGCTATGTTTATTCTTGCTACATATCCTAATTTTATCATTTCTTCTTGTATATCATCATAATTTAAAATCAGTTCACGTTTTAAATAGTCAGGATTTACTTGTGGTCTTTTAAAGAAATTGATTCCATACAATGATCTGAGTTTTTCAATATCATTATCATTGTTAAATATGTCTTCACTTATAATTAGATTATCAATAGGTGTTAATTTATCTATGAATTTTTCTAATTGATTTACTTTCCAATCTATATCTTTTGCAGGATCAAATTCTAAGTTAAAAGGATTCATATTCATTTTTTTTACATGATTTAAATTTTTAAATCTCGGATCGGTCAACCTACCACTTATACCCTGTGCTACAATGTCTTTTCTAAATAACCAAATAACATGATTTTGTTCAAGAAATTTTTGATAAAATTCTTCTTGTATATGGTACAAGTGCCAACCTATCCACATTTTTAAAATTACTGGTTTGTTATCGACATTGTATTCTTTAAAAGTGTTAAATTGTTCTTCAAACGTAGCTTCTCTGTCGTTAAATTCTGCTTGTAAAAAAACAAAATTTTTCTTTTTTACTTCTATTATTTTGTCAATACTTTTGCCTCTACAAAAAATTTCAGCAGCATTGATATAATTTAATTTTTCGTTTTCTACAAAAGCATCTAAGAAGTTGGTAGATCCGCTTCTTCCAAAACAAAGTACAATAATATTCTTTTTCATAACTATATTTACATTAAGATTATAAAAATTAACCATAAATACGAATAGGAGAATAAATTATGACATTTTGCACACTGACAGACTCAGCAAAAAAGCAGATAGAAACCATTTGTGAAGAAAACGAATGCTATGCTGTTACGCTAAACATCAAAGGCGGCGGATGTGCAGGGTTTGAATACGAGTGGGGAACATATAAAACACCCAACGAATTACGTGACGATGACGAAGTATTCAAAACAGATAACAATCACACTTTTGTAATTGGTGCAGAAAGCGTAATGTTCTTAATTGGAACAGAAATAAACTACAAAAAAGATATAATTGGATCAATGTTTGAAATTAATAATCCAAATGCACATAGTTCATGTGGATGCGGAGTAAGTGTTAATTTTGATATGGACAAACTTGTATCGCCAGCAATATAAACGGAGTATAAAATGGCAAGAAGAGAAGTTGATATTGGTATTGAGGGTAATGACGGCACAGGCGATAGTATTCGCGAATCGTTTCGTAAAGTAAATCAGAACTTTACAGAACTATATGCTGTTTTTGGACAAGGTGGTAACATTAGTTTCCTTAACCTTGACGATACTCCAACTGATTATGCAGGAAATGAAAGTCGTGTTGTCTTTACCAAAGGTGACGGACTAGGTGTTGACTTTTATGAATTAGTATCAGATGCAGGTTCTAACGATGCTACAGATCCTGATAACACTGTTGCATTTAGTTTCGACGACGATGCAAAACAAATAAAAGTAAGAGCTATTAACACAAAACTAAGCCAAGATGCTAAACCAGTTTTAACAAGTGAATTAGCAGCAGCGGCAGTTATGGGATATACAAATGCTATTAACACTGCTTTAATCAGTAATATTGATGATCTTGTAAATGAATACAACGCTACACATGGTACCAGCAGTGGTACAATTACATCATCTAATGTAATTATTAGTAAAGGTTATGCAGATACACAATACGTGAATACAACTGGCGATACTATGACAGGTGATCTTGATGTTACTGGTGCTATAACTGTATCTAATACTCCAAATACAGGAACTCAAGTTCCACAAACACAAGAAGTTCTTACAAGAGCAGGTAGCGTTGAAAATAGAACAATGCTAGATAAGTTGTTCTTAAGCGATCATCCGGGTGCATTAGCTGGTGCAGGTGCTCCGACTGGTCCAGATGATTTACAAGCTGCAACAAAATACTATGTTGACAACACAAGTTTCGCTAGTACAACCAACCTTTTTGTTAGCACACAGGGAGACGATAGTCAAAGCAAAACGCCTGCAGGTAAAGAAGGTAGAGCATTAAGTTATGCTTATAGAACAATTGCAGCCGCTTGTGAAGCAGCAGAAGGTATTATTCGTGCTACACCGTACGAACCAGGACCATACGTACAAACCCTTACATATTTGAGCAGTGGTAATAGCATTGCAGCAAAAGTTACAGGAACACCTCAAGTTGCCAATGTTGGTGTTGATGCACAATTAGCTGCTGACACACTAGCTGAATACAGAGATACAATTGCCGAAGAAACAACAGACTTTATAACTTCGACATATCCTGATTTTACATATGACGTGGATTTATGTGCTAGAGATGTAGGTTTAATTATAGACAGTGTAAGATTAGATATCTTGGGTGATCTACAACAAAACTATCTATCACGTTGGGCAGGTTTACGTTATTTTGCTAACCCTAGTGCAAATGTCGCTAGGGTCAATCAACGTACAGAAACTATTGCTGGTATTGAATACGCAAGAGACAGAGCTATTGTATATTTAACAGCTTTATCTGTTACAAGCACTTATAGAACAGCAGTAACAAATAGATTTAATGATGTTGTAAGTTTTATTGATCCCACAGTAACAGAAGCAGCGTTGACAGAAACAGGTGATTATTACAGTTTAAGTGTAACCAATGGTAATATTGGACTTGAGCAAGGTAATACTGCAAACAGGGATATACGTGCTGGTAAAGTGGTCAAAGGTAAACAATCTGGTGCAGTTGCAGAAATTATAGAATATACTTTTGCCAATGGTTCTACTGATGACTTCAGTTTGAAATTATTAGAGCCAATTGAATTTATTTTAGGCGAAGAACTAGAATACGGTAATAAAACACAAAACAACCAAATCAGTGTACGTGTAGAATCTGGTATCTATGATGAGCACATGCCAATTCGTGTTCCAGAAAACGTCAGTATCAAGGGTGACGAATTTAGACGTACAGTAATTCGTCCCAAGCGTGGACAATCACAAAGTAAATGGGCAAACACATATTTCTATAGAAGCGATACTTATGATGGATTAACCATTGCTACTGGCGGTTTATCATTTACCCACCCAAACCCTGCATCAGATGAAACAGGATTTTATGGACGTCATTACTTAAAAGATCCTGCTTCTGATATAAATGTAGGAACAGATGCAGAACAAAATCCAGGAGATTTTGACTTATCAAGTAAATTGTTAAAGAAAAATAAAACGTTTGCAATTGAAGAAGTAATTGCATGGATAACTGCTAATGTGAATGCAGGCACTGGTATATGGAATGGATTTACATACGATGAGGCAAAATGTCGTAGAGATTTAGGTTTTATCATAGACGGTATTATTTTAGACTTGGTGAGTGGCGGAAGAGAAGAAACACTTATTAACCAAGGCTTCTATGCTAGTGGTGCAGCAGTCACAGGACAAGAACAACAAACCAAAGAAGCTATATTAAGATTAAAAACTATTTTTGATTATGTTTGGGATAATGGTGCTGGCGGTGTTAGTTACACAGTATTGAGCAGTGAAACAGTGGTAGTTGATGCGGACTTAGCACCGGAAACAAACAGTAATACAAATGCAGATGCATTGGTTGATTGTGTTGCATTTGGTTTAGACAACACAGGATATAAACCACCAAAAGATAACAACCAAATGGATGTATTCCTGTGTAATGATAACACTATTATTCGTAACGTTACATGTCAAAAGCATGGTGGATTTATGATGGTATTGGATCCTGAAGGACAAATACTAACACGTTCACCTTATGCACAAACATGTAGTAGTTTCTCACAAAGCCAAGGTTTAAACAAGGTATTTGCAGGTGGTATGTATATAGATGGTTATGCTGGTAACATGCCTGCTACAATTACAGGTTTGAATAATAGTGATCCATTTAGATTACAAGTTAGTTCTCCTGCAGACAACGGCTTGTTTATACGTAAACCACCTACACCTTTTCCTTTCTATTTACAAGGTGTACGTTATCAAGTTAATGCGATAGAAAACTATAATCAAACAGCTGGTACCGCAGTATTGATACTAGACGAAGATAGCAACGCACCTGATCCTATTGAAAATTCTATTAACAATATAGACTTGTCAGGCGCCAACGTTATTTTAGAATTTAATGGTAATCACGGATATAGCAATACACAACAAATTATTATTACCAATGTTGATGGTACAACCGAACTTAACGGCAACAGTTACTATGTAGGTAATGCAGTAGCACAATCCTTTACAGTATATAGAGATGCTGCTCTTACTGATCCTGTACTAAGTTCTGAAGTAAGTGCTTATATTGGCAACGGCGATGTAAGAAGTGTGGTTGCAGGCACAGGCTATACTGGAACTATACCTGCTGATATCTTTATGCAAAGCGGTGGTAACAGAAGTATGCTTGCAAACGACTATACACAGTTGAACGACAACGGTTATGGTGTTATTGCAAACAACAATGCTTTAACTGAACTTGTTAGTGTGTTTACATATTATTGTAACACAGGTTATATTGCAAGTAACGGTTCTCAAATACGTAGTTTGACAGGTAACAACAGTTATGGTGTATACGGACTAGTTTCATCAGGTGCTGATCCGGATGAAATTCCACAGGATGCAACACTTAACCAAGACATGGTATTTCCTGCAAAAGTTTTTCAAGCACAATATCAGATACGTTTTCCAGTTGATGTAAGCGGAAATGTAAGTGTAGGAGATTTTGTTTACCAAGATAATACAACAGCAGTAGCACAAGTTAGTTTTATCACCAATAGTGGAAAAGATGTATTTGTTTTAAGTACAGTCAACGGTGTATGGAATACAACAGCAAGCAATGGTGTAAGATTTGGTACAACAGCAGTAGCAGCGGCAACAGGTACATATGTTGATGGCACTGGTGCAGCAGGAGCAAACAATACGCCAACATTTGTAAAACTTAAAGATACATTTAGTGAAGAAGGAGACCTTGTAGTATATGCATACGATCTAAGTGGTGATCCTTTAAATGTTAGTGAGATTGAAATTTATCATAGAAGTAATGATGTTTATCAACCTTACGAAGTTACAAACTCAACTGATCCGGATGAATATATTGGAACTTATGATGCAGCGGCAAGCGGAGGCGAAATAAATTATACTACTGCATCAGCAGGTACACTAGCAACATTTAGAGTTGGAAAAACAGAAACTAATGGATACAATGTTACAATCACAAATGGAGGTACCGGTTACAGTTTAAGCGATACATTTACAGTTGATGGTGCAGACATTGGCGGTGTAACAAGTACTAATGATGCAACAATCACAGTTACAGAAATTGATGGCGGTATTATTACAGCGGCAACTATTTCAGGTACTCCAGTAACAGATACTAACACTCCAGTGATTTCAAACAAAATTTACAAACTTAACCTGGGCACAGGTATTGAAGGTACAGCAGAAAATGGACTACAATACGACACAGATCATGATACTCCAATTGTGTTTAGACACAAACAGAACTTTGTTCTAGATGGTGTAACTAGTGTTCCAACTCGTCCTAGTACTGCTGTTGTGTTCTCAGAAGATCCAAATGGCACTGTGACTTACAGAACAATCGGATTTGGTAGAAATATTACACAAAATAAAGTTGTTGGCTCAAATCAAAGTGTTGTTACATTTGATAGTAACTATGATTATTTGGATATGAACTTAGATCAAGATATTCTAAGCCTAGCAGACAACGATGCAAATATCACTCCTGCTATAAGTGGAGCCACAGGTGCAGAAACACTAGGAGCAAGTGCTGGAGATACCAGAATAGCAATCAACCGTATTTCGTCAACAGACGAAGCTAGATTGTTAACACAGGATATGATATTTACATGGGGCGGTAAAGCATTTAAAATTACAGGATACACTGAACATACCAATACTTCAACAGGTAACCAATTTGCAGTAATCACATTTACCGATCGTTCAAACATTGTAAACAATGCTACGGGTAGTGGTTTAAATGCATTCCCAGGAGGTACAGGAAGTGAACTTGTAAGTGCTAGAGGTATTACACTAAAAGCAGGCCTTGAAGCAGGCGAACCAGTAGAAATTACTGTAAATATTTCAACTTGTCGTGCAACCAGCCACGATATGTTGGATATTGGCACAGGTGGATATAACGCTACCAACTATCCAGAACGTATCCTCGGACAACCAGTAAGTGAACCTGTTACAAGCAGTGATGCTATTGACAGTACAGGTAACAAATCAAAAGCACAAGTACAAGAACGTGATAAAGGTCGTGTGTTTGCTGTGCTTACGGATCAAGATGGTTTCTTCCGTGTTGGTAGATTCTTTGAAGTTGACCAAGGTACTGGTGCTGTTACATTTAACGCTGCACTTGTTCTTACAAATATTGACGGTATTGGATTTAAACGAGGTGTACGTGTTAATGAATTTAGCAGCGATGATACATTCACAGATGCCAAAGGCGATGCAGTACCTACCCAAACAGCAGTCGAAGGCTATATCAACAGTAGACTAGGTAGAGATAGAGACGGACAACAAATTCCATCAGGAGATATTATTCCATCAGGAGGTGGATTTATATACAAAGCAGGCGATACCATGGGTGGTACGCTTAATATGGATAATAACCGCATTACCAATTTACAACCCAACACCAGTGTTGCAGATGACGCTGCTACCATAGGTTATGTAAACAGCAAAACAGATGAACTGAATGATATAGGCGATGTAACAATAACCGGCACTGATACTGCTATCCAAGCAGACATATTGGTATTTACAGGACAGGGTGTTGCAGGAACACAATTAAGTCAAAATGCTACAATGACTGGCGATATAAATTTAACATATAACCCGTCAAACGCAAATGAAATTGAATCTGTAATTCAATCAGGTGTTGTTGTAGATGATATGGTTGCTACGCCGACAACATTTGGCGAAGGTATTACACAAGCTAAATTGTTTATGAATCGTGCAGGAACATTCGACGAAGATGATGCAACAAATGGAATTGGCGGAACTGCACCACAAGTTGGTCAGAGCTTTGTTGGTTTAGCAGCATTCAGTGATAATAACTTTGAAGTTGAAAGCGAGGACATAGGCGGCGGTACCGATGTTCCTACTGGCCGTGTTAGAATCAAAGCCGGCGGTGTTGCAAATGCAGAACTAGCAAACAGCAGCATTACACTAGCAGCAAGTGGTGGTACAAGCACAGCAGTATCCTTAGGCGGCACAATGACATTTGCAGGTACAGCAAATGAAATTAGTGTAAGTGAAAGCAGCGGCACACTTACAATTAGTTTACCAGGTACTATTAATGCTAACACCACTGGTAATGCTGCAAGTGCAGATACTATAGATACTATACAACGTTCAACTAATGCAGTACACTATATGACGTTTGTTGATAGTGATAATACAAGTGCAACAGCAGAAAGTTTGTATACTGATGCGGGTGTAACTTACAATCCAAGTCAAAACACTTTGAGTGTAAGCAGTCAAATTAATGTACCAGATATTTACATGGCTCCAGAAGGCGAACCATCAATCATCATGACTGATGCCACAACTAGTCCGTCATACTCAACAGGCAGTCATGGTAAAATAGAATGGCTCAGACAAGGTCCTATTTTAGGTGTAACACAAATTGGTAAAATATCTACGCAATCATTTATTGATAATACTGCTGACTATGGCGGACGTTTGCAGATAGAAGCTCGTGGCTTTGGAACGTTTAATAATCACAGTATAGATTTAAATACCGGAGGTTCCATAAGCATACAGTCTGGTCACGGAATAAGTATACAATTAGGTACTAACGGGGGAACTTCAGTTTCGACTGCTAGTGATGCACTTTGTATGTTCCCAGCAGCAAATAACTCGTACAATTTTGGTAAAAGTACTGCTAGATGGAACACAATATACGCAACAGTATTTGATGGTACTGCAACTGAAGCACTATACGCTGACTTGGCAGAAAACTATTTAGGCGATGCAGACTATGAACCAGGCACTGTGCTTGTATTTGGTGGAGATGCTGAAATAACAACCACAGATAAAAAAGGTGATCATAGAGTTGCTGGTATTGTAACAACCAATCCAGCTCACTTGATGAACAGTGCTCTACAAGGCGATCATGTTGTTGGACTAGCATTGCAAGGGCGTGTACCTTGTAAAGTAATTGGCAAAGTTGCACCTGGTGATATGCTTGTAACAAGTGCAATACCTGGATATGCTGTTGTCAATAACACACCCGGTATAGGACAAGTTATAGGTAAAGCAGTTGGAACAAAAGATGACAACGACCGAGGTGTAGTTGAAGTCGTAGTAGGGAGAGTATAATGGCACAAAAAACCATTAATGTTGGAAGTAGTGTAAACAGCGGAGGAGGCGATGCCCTCCGCGATGCAATGATCAAAATCAATGATAATTTTACCGAGTTGTATACAAAAGTTGGTGGTTTAGAAGATGGACAAATTGTAACTGATGTTCAAGGTAGCGTTTTTGCAGATGATAGTACATTGCTGGTAGATGGTGTAAATGGTATTATACCAGGATACGTGAGTTTAGATACACTGCAAAGTGTTGTTGCTGCTAGTGCTGATTTTGCAGACTTTAAAACTAGGGTAGCAGCTTTAACATAAATATTAGAAAGAACAGGATTTAGAGAATGGCAAATAGATTTCCACTTATAGTAGATACAGCAGATAACAAAATTAAAGAATTGCCAAATGGAGACAGTTTAGACTTTGAAGGTTCTGGTCTTGTAAATCTAAGCGATTTGACTTTATCTGCTGCATTATCAGTTGGCTCAGATGCAACAATCACAGGCACATTAGCAGTTACAGGTGCTACCACGTTAGGAGAAGTAACAGCAACAAATTTAGTTGTAGGCGGATTTCCTCCATTGTACAGTCAAACACAGTCAGATTGGACAGAAGAAAACGATCAAAGTCCTGCGTTTATTGCTAACAAACCAGAGTCATTCGGAGTAGATAGGATACAAGATCAAACAGACTTGACTGGTTTAGATGAAGCAAACGATGGTGATAGTTTAATTGTAAGAAAATTAGAAGGTGAACCTATTAGTTTTGCATTTGAAACACAATCAGGAGGTGGCGGCAGCTTCCTTACAGACCTAACTGCAACAAAAGCAGCAGACAGCGGAACAGGTAGTTTTACATACAATAATAACACCGGAGAGTTTACAGTTGCATTTCCAGAGATTGTAGGCGACGACAATATTACTATTAATAGAGATGGTGCAAATATACAAATCGAATTTACTGGTAATTTAAGTAACACAGTTGACTTATCAACATATTCTATTGGAAATCTAGGTGATGTTAACACCACTAGTGTTGCTCCTAGTATAGGTGACGTTCTAAAATGGAATGGTAACCAATGGGCGCCGGCAATAGATGAAGAAGGCACCGGCGGTATAGTTTCAGAAGAGGACACACTGGACAGTGTTGTACAAAGAGGTAGTACTACGAATACACAGGTGACTTTAAATGGTGGCCTTATTGTAAGTGGCGGTGCTGCTCAATTAGGTGCTGCAAGTGCATCAGACATTACCATAACAGATGGCGCAGCTACAAATACAGTCGCAGGAAATTGGAGCATTGCAGGTTCGTTATTTGTTACAAGTTTAGCTCAAGGTACACTGCCGGTTGTATCTGCTACAGGCGGATTCAATGCTCTACCAGGATTCAATATTGGTACAGCAAACGTACTTAATATACCAAGCGGTGCAAATATTACAGGCGACTTAGATGTTACAGGAACTATTACAGCAGATAGAGTTGAGAGCGGAGCGACAGGAACACCGACATTAGAAAGTAGTAGCGACATTATACTTAATGCATCAACAACTGGTAGAGTAGATGTTATTGCTGGCTTGTTCCAATTACCTACAAGTGCTGGTGTACCAGCTAGTCCTTCTGGTAACACCGGTGATGTTTATTATGATGATCAAGCAGAAACACTTGCTTTCTACAGTAGTAATGCAGACGGTCAAGGCAACGGAGGATTTATGTATGTTCCTAACATGGCTTCTCCTAGACCATTACAATTACCAATATTCACTAACACACAAAGAAACGCAATTACACCCCAATTTGGAATGGTAATTGCAAATAGTGACAGTGGAACTGTACAATTCTATAACGGAAGCAACTGGGCAAATCTATAATGAGTGAAAAAGTATACACAGTAATTTCAAAAAGAGGTACTACCATTGATCAAATACAAGACGATCTTACAAGGTACACAAGATTAGATAATATTCCAAATAGAGCTGTTGATATTGCTCATCCTAGAGCAGGAAGTAAAAGACAAACATATTTTAGTCTGACTGACGCAGAAGCAGCAATGATTAGAAATGATCCTAGAGTTGAAGCTGTAGAAATACCTGCAGAATACAGAGACGATATTGATATTCAACTTACTGCAAAACAAATAGGAGATTTCAAAAAAACCAGTTTATCCTCTGGTGATTATGTTAATTGGGGACTGGTGCGTCATATGAGCGAAACTTATAATTTCACAAATGACGGTTTAGGTAATGTAACAGCAAACACAGATACTTTTGCTTACAGTTTTGATGGTGAAGGTGTTGATGTTATAATACAGGATAGTGGACTACAGGTTGATCATCCTGAATTTCAAGATGCCGATGGCAATACAAGATTTCAATCTGTTAACTGGTATACTGCCAGCGGTATAAGTGGCACTCAAAGTGCAAATCATGATAGAGACTTAGACGGACACGGAACACATTGCGGAGGTATAGCAGCAGGTAAAACTTTTGGTTGGGCCAAAGGTGCAAGAGTTTATGGACAAAAAGTCGCAGGTTTAGAAGGATCAGGCGATAGTGGAACTGGTATAAGCGTAAGTGATATATTTGATACTATACGTTTATGGCATGCTAATAAAAGTGGTGCTGATGCAGGCAGACCTACCGTGGTAAACATGAGTTGGGGTTATGGATATAATCTCTCGCCAAGTAGTATTACCACAGGAGTTTACAGAGGAACTTCGTGGGATTTTCAAAATGACTATGGGGGAGTAAGTCAAACATTACAAAATGCTGTAGGCATAATTATTCCAATTTTTGGTTCATTTAACACAACAAGAATGCCTGTGCGTATTGCTAGTGTTGATACAGATGTTCAAGAAATGATAGATGCAGGTATTCATGTTTGTATTGCATCAGGCAACAGTAGATTTAAAATAGATGTACCAGGTGGTGCTGACTATGACAACACAGTATTACGCAGCGGAGTGCAAGAACCATATCACAGAGGTAGTTCACCTTACAGTGAAGATGCAATGATAGTAGGCAATATTTTAGATGCTACATTTGGTAATCTCGACACAATCAGTACAAGTAGTTGCAACGGGCCTGGTGTAAATATTTGGGCAGCAGGCAGTAACATAATGAGTTGCACAAGCAACACAAATAAATTTTCTGATGCACCATATCAAAAAGATAGCAATTTTAGACAGTGTAACATCAGTGGAACCAGTATGGCATCACCACAGGTTGCAGGAGTGATTGCCTGTTTGTTACAAAAAGATCCTACACTAACACCTGCGCAAATTCAAACATTATTAATTGAAGATAGTGTAAAAGATATAATTTACGATACAGCTTCGGATGTAGATTATGGTGAACCACGCAGCTTGAAAGGATCTCCAAACAGAATGATGTTTAATAGATACAACAGTGTACCATTTCAAATAAGCAGCAACCTTAGACCCAGGAACGGGCTAACGATACGACATGGATAAATACTAAAAACGGAGTAGGAATATGCCATTACAAACTATAAATGTGGGCTTGGTTGCAAATGACGGCACTGGAGATGATTTAAGAGAAGCATTTATCAAAGTGAATGAAAACTTTGATGAACTAGATCTAAGAACAGAATCTACAACTGCCGTTAATACAGGAACTGGGGCGGAAGTTTTCAAAGCAATCAATAACAGTGAATTGAGTTTTAGATCTCTCGTTGGAGGTAATGCTATTACAATTACCGAAAATGATAACGACATAACAATTAGTAGCCAAGCAGGTCAATTTATTTTTAGAGACAATGCAGATACTAGTATACTTACTGGTGCAGGCAGTATTGTTAACGTTGACGGTAGAAATGCTGCGGTAGTAACAGTTGATGGCAACACAGATCCTCAAAAAATTATAATTGATACAAAATTATCTTACGATAGCCAACCAGAACTTGCAGGTAATCTTAATGCAAGATTTTTTAGTCTTTTCAACCTTACTGCAATTAATGGCAATATTCAAATGTCCGAATTAGAAAAAGCATTTGGTTTTGACTTTGGTGGTTTTACTAATGTAAGAACCAGTATATTCGATTTTATTTTGAATGAAAGAGATGTTGATTTTGGAACATTAGATCAACCAGCTAGGAGTGTAGTTGACTTTGGCGCTATAGGAGGTTAATATGGCATTACCTGAATGGACAGTTGGCTCAGGATACAGCTTCGGAGAATTTGAAGAACGAACTTCTATAAGCATTGATTTACCGTTAGGTAATCCTGATGATGTAACAACCAAAGTCATTTCAGGTCAACTTCCTCCAGGACTAGCTTTGGCAAATAATACCTTATTTGGTAATCCATTTGAAGTAAGTGTTTTTTCGGCGTTTGAATTTTGTATAAGAGCAACTTCAGCAGAGGGTATTTCAGATAGAACATTTAAAATGTTTATCACCGGACCCGATGATGTAGAATGGATTACACCAGAAGGATCATTAAGAGTTGGACCTGAACCATCAGGACAATATTGGTTTGATGCAACTACCACAATATGGGGTATAAAATATTGGAATGGTGCAGAATATATAGATCAAGATGTGAGTGTAATCATTGGTAAGCCAACAACATTAGAGTCTTACAGTACAAATATACTTGCAAGTTTTGATAAAGGTGTAAGCAGATTTTATGTTTTCAAAAATGAAAGATGGTATGAATTAGATACTAATACATTAAGCGTGGTATTCAACGAAGATAATATTGTAAAATCGCAGTTCGCACAGCCGCCTAATGCTACCACAGATTACTGGTGGAAATTAGGTGACAGTAATAACGGATTTAATCCAAAAATTAGAAAGTATAATGCACAATTAGATGATTTTATTGAAGTAGATACAGTTGTAAGTTTTATTGAACCAGAAAATCCAGCAGACGATTTAATATGGTTTGAAGTATTTGCTGACACTACCTTTTATAATATAAAACGTTTTGATAGAGAAGAAGGTACATTTGTGCTTTTATCATATGAAGCAGGTCCAACAGCACCAACAAGTAATCAGCCGACTACATATATTTTAGACAATGCATATGTTGATTTTCAATTAGAAGCAATTGATACAGATACTCGAACTGGTTTTGAACTAGAATATTTTATTGCAGACGGTGATGGTAGATTGCCAGGTGGTTTAACACTAAGTAAAGATGGCAGGATTACTGGATTTGTAGATCCTATTTTAGCTTTAGATGTTGAAGCAGAACCTGGTTACGACATGAATATCTTTGATAGTTATCCTATTGACTGGGGTGTACCAGACGGTGACGGATTTGATAGTTATTTGTATGATGTGCAAAACTATGAATTTGGTGTTGCAACAAAGCAACCAAAAAAAATTAATCGCAATTATGAATTTATTGTAAGTGTGAACGATGGTGTTAATGTTACAAAAAGAAAATTTAGTATATATGTTGTAGGTGATGATTTTGTAAGAGCAGATAATACTATAATTAAGGCAGCCAGTGGTGTGTACAATGCCGATGCTACATATTTACGTTCTCCTATTTGGTTAACAAATAGTAATTTAGGATTCAAACGTGCAGACAATTATACAACATTGAATCTAGAAGTTTATGATCCTAACAGTTTACTAGGTCCTATTAGTTATATTTTAGAAACAGTAAACAATGATGGTACGGAAAGTATATTACCTCCAGGATTAGAACTAGATGGCTCAAATGGGGAAATTGCTGGACGTATAGGTTATCAACCACAAAGTCAAAAAAACTATAAATTTACTATCAGAGCAGAGCGCAGTGAAACTGATGATGAAATAGTAGAAGTAAACGCTTTAATCAATTATGATATTAGAGCAGGATTAAGTAGTTTTAGAGTAGCTAAATTACCTGCAGGTGATTTAGAATTATTGCGTGGAAGAAATATAACAATTGAAAATAGATCTTATGTAGTCAAAAATGTAGAAGAAAGACAAGATTATGATGTAATTAGTTTAGACGAAGCATTATTTCCTACATTTCAGGCTCAAAGTTTAAAATTATACACTGATGGTGCTAATGGCAATAATTATTTCTTTGTAGACAAACTTACTGAAGAAAGCAAAGAATTTTATAGAAATAGATTTTTAAATTATAGTAGTGCAGAAGAATAC